TGGTCTATACGGTCAGTCGGGTTTACCATGTTGTCTCTTTTCTAGTCGGGTTGAAAATAACTAACGGGTGTACGGTACCACAATTTTTGGCGCGCTGTTGCCTTTCCATGGTGCCCAGCCGTGGCGCTTAAATAGGGCTAAGGCGGCTTTAAGGTTTTTGCGTGGTGACCAGAGTTCTTGCATGGCTTTACGGACTATGCCGGCGTCTTGTAGAAAGCCTTTGTTGCTGCCGTTTAGTTGCATAAGTCCGTAGCTGCCGGTGTATGGGTCGCGCTGGTTCCATGCTTGAGCGAAGCCTTTGGACTCGCGCGCGCATATTTGCATGAGCCGTGGTAAATCTTTTTTGTGCCAGCCGACTTCTAGCGCTAAAGGTTTGTAGCGGTTGCAGTTTGGTTCTACTGCCGCTCTGACTTGTGTGGCCGGCATGAGTAGTGCAGCTGTGGCGAGTACGCCAAGTAATCGTTTCATGGTTTCTGCCTTTCGTCGGGATAGGTAAAAACCCTAATGGGGTTATTTAGTGTTTGCGCGTCTTTAGGCTGTAAGCCTTATGTTGTAACGGTTTCTGTGGGTGGTGCCCAGACGTTGCCTAGGACGTATTCCCAGTGCCATGACTCGAAGCCTGGTTTGCTCGGGTCGCCGGTGCCGATATACCAGCCAAAACGGTTAGCGTTTTTTATAAGCCAGTTAAAGGTTTTGCCGGTGCAGTTAGCGAAATCTACTGCGAGGCCCCAGCCGTGGTTTGAGCCTTTGACGCCTGTTGGGTCGGGTGCCGCGCATGGTGCCATACCCTTTTTGAGGTACCAAGTAGTGCCCTCAAATGTGCGTGTAATGCCTCGAGTGTCGTCTGTAGGTTTAGGGCTGTAGCGCTGCATGAATGCGTCGTACTGTATTTTGTACGGTCTGTAGGTGTCCACAGTAGACGTTGGCTTCAATGTGATGCCGTCAGCCTTGGCGGCGTTCAGCATGTGTTTGTAGCTGCGTACCGCGCAAGTGTGCAGTTTGCCGCCTGGCACTGGTCCTAGAAGCTCATCGGGTAATTGCCCGTTTTTGTGGCCGGCTAAATCTTTTGGCAGTTTAATTTTCTGTGTCGGATACATCTTTTTCTTTCGGTTTATCGCGCAGACCATTTGAAGCGAGCAATGATGAGAGCGCCCCACTCACAAAAAGGACCATCGGTTTGAGTATGTCCCAAGCGGCAGCGTCATTGGGTGCCATATTTTTTGGGTCTTGCACCACGAAAAGCAGCCCGTACAAAAGCACAAAAATGCAACCGACAAACGCGCTACACAATGCGAGACCGACAATAAAAATGAGTCGCGCTTTTATTTCTTCGTTGGATAGTCGAGGACGCATTACAGGCATTTTGCGCCATGCCTTACAGCTGCGGTGTCCGAGGTAACAAAACCTAGCGCATTGTTTTTAGTGCGTACTTCTGGGCATACGCCGCGGGTGCGGTCGCCACAAGCGGTCAAAATTACGCCAAGCAAAAGCGCCACGAAACTAATTCGCCAAATCATGCTGTGCCAATGTCTTCTATCCAAAATTGAAATGGAAAAGTTCCCCCGGCAGTAAGTTGTCCCGTGCCTGTTCCTGATTGACGTTGACAGCGTATTTTGCGTGTTATTGAACCTGCGCCGGGTGTAAAAACGTGAGTGCCATAAAAAGAAACATCGCCCGTAGTCGCTGGGCAAGTAATGCACTGTTGTTGAATACTATTTGAGCCGTCAGTCAAAAGAAAGTTAAAAGTATCGGTTGACACGGTTGTATTAAATAGACCTAACCAACAGGCTTTATATAATCTGCCTGCGATTGCAGTGAAAGTAATTGTTGCGCCAGTAATGTCAACCTGCGCGGTTATTCCAGTTTGGTTTGTAGTAATGTTAATTGGGGCTGCAACTCTGCCAAAAGGAAAATTATTTGCTTGGGACGCTGTATATACAGCGCCAGTTGTAAAGGTTGTGTTTGGTGAAGCCATTAGTACCCCAGTCTATTAAAATCAAGTGTGCCAAAAGTAGCATTGTCAAGAATTAAGTAAGCGTTTTGGTCGGCTGGCGAAACGTAATATGTGTATCGAGCCTCGCCGGGTACCGCGCTAAACGCTGCGCCTTCAATAATGCACTGATAGGTAGTGCCACGAAAAGCCACGCTTACTTGCGCGCCGACACAAGTGCCTATTTCTAAAGAACCGCCGCTAGTGGCTAGGTTCCATAACTTGAAAGAGTTTTGAGCGTTGGCTAAACAAGAAAAAGACGAAATGGCCAATGGCGCTGCCGTAAAGTTATTAAGCAAATAGTTGGCGTAGTCGGTGGCTTGTCCGGTAGACGCGTTAAGCGTGTTCACGGTGTAAGTGCGATAAGGCCGTGAGCCTGTCTGCACTGTCTGAGCTGCAAAAGACTCCGGGTCTACAGTTACTTGGCTATAAAAGTTGTCGGCGTAACTAGCAAACTCAATGTTGTCATACACTTGAAAACTGGCGTTGTTTGTCGTGTCGCTAAAGTTAATGTTCGCTACTTGTGCACCAAATGGGGAAAATAAAGAAACGCCGTTATATGCCTCGCGCATACGTCCATTGGTCGTTAGGCAAGCACTGTTTACCCAGTCTCCCCAAGTGCCGCTTACCGTTGTTGCTGCCATTGCTGGCCCGGTGCCGCTACTCGCATAGGTAATGGTTAGGCCGCTGGCGGTACTTGCTGCTGTCGTTTGTGCCGAAATAGTGTCTGCTGCCATGGCGTAGTTTTCGCCACTAGCTCTGCCGCAGCGCGCTAAATAGCCTTCGAGGCTTATGGTCAAATAGTCGGCGTTGCCAGTAGTGCCAACGTACGGTATGCCGTAAGTAAATTGGACGTTAGAAATGCTGGCAGAAAATTGACTGCGATAGATACCGCCGTCGTCCCATGTGACTTTGACAGTTGAACCGGGCTTAATAACCGAATTAGGCGCTGATGGTTGGCGTACAACAATGGTGCCGCTAAGGCTTGAATACTGGTCTAACTGTCGTTCGCGGCCAGTCTTAAAATTGATGCTTTGCACATTGCTTAAAGTAATAGCCGGCGTACCAGACGCGCCTTCTACGTCAACTTGGAAACTTTGTACGGCCATTAGTACGCATTGCTTACTTTTATAGGCACGCTGCCGTTTGTGCGCATGTAGGCGCGTAGCGCGCTTACTACAGCGTTGGGGTCGCCGCCGTTTACGTTTATGGTTACGTTATTAGTGCTTGCCCGGCTGCCGTCCACATTGGGGCTAGCGTTAATGCTGCCAAGTGGCGCGTAATCATATGGGTTAAAAGTTGGTGCTGGTGCTGCGCCGCCTTGAAATACTGTGCCAAGACTTGCATCTAACTGTTGACTTATTAGCGCAACGCTTGCCGGGTCTACAGCAAACTTTAATAAAAACTCTGTATTAGCTATAACGCTATTAACGCCGTCAACTATGGCTTGCGCTTGGTCTACGCCTGACTTGAACCATTTATCTGCCGTCAATTTAGCGATACGGTCGGCGGCTGCGTTAATCGTTGTCGAGATACCAAGCAGACGGTCAATAGATGCTTTACCGCCGGCAACCAAACTTTTAATTATTTCAAGTCCTACGTCTGCGCCACTGGCAAGAATGGACTGCAATAGTGCTGGGTCATCTAGCCCGGCTGCAATAAGGTTTTCTATGCCGGTGGCAAGTTCGCCAGCTTTTTTGGCTTGGTCGTCGAGTACGCCAAAGAATGTTTTTGCGCCTTCGCTGTCTGCTGCCGTTGTCCAGGCTTCGCCGACGTTAAATATGCCGCGCACTACGTCTGCGGTGGCTTTATAAAAGTTGTTGTAGTTGTCTGTTGCCTTGGTCAGCTGTTCATTGGCGCGCATAATGGCTGGCGCAAACTTGTCTTTGACTGCTTGTACCGCATTGTCGTATGCGTCTTTAAGTGTCTGTACTGCCTCGGCATGTTTCTTTGTGGCCTCTGCAGCCTTTTTAGCGGCCTCTGACGCCTTTTTACTGCTGGCCGCGCCTTTTGCCATTTCAAGGTTTGCTAGGCGTTGCTGCTCAATGTCTACAGCTCGTTGATAGTTGGCGCGTTTCTGGTCTTGCTCGAGTTGTAAAGTTATCTCAGACCATGCGCGCGTATTGGTATAAGCAGTAGCCAAACTGTCGTTCAGTTTGTCGGACTCTGTTTTAAGTTTGCCAATATTAAAACTAAGCCCCAGTACCTTGCCGCCAACATTTAGAATGCTGCTGCCAAAGTTGGCCAAGTTAACGCCGCCTTGTTTTAAGTTCTCAAAGAAACTGTTTGACTCTTTGTTGTTCTTTTTTAGTACGTCGACCATGGCTGTAGCTGGGTCTACAAAGCGTTTCATTTTGCTGCCAAGTTCGCCGACAACGCCGCCTAAACCGCGTTCGTCACTAATTTTTATGAGCTTGTCAAAGTAATTAAGTAGTTCCCCCAGTTTTGGTAAAACTTTGTAACCAATGGCTTCTACCAGTTCATTAAAACGTACTTGCATTATTTGTAGACGGCCAGCGTATGTGTTGGCGTTAGCTGCTGCCGCGCCGCCGAATTGTGCGTCGAGCGCTGCTTGTGCAGCCTTAAAATCTTTTGTTTTAATTATGTTTTCGTCAAGCGGTATACCCAACTTTTTTAATGCTGTAAAATTGCCGCCGTACGCGCGGCCTATAGCCGTAGAAACTGTTGTTAAATCTTTGCCAGTTGCTATTGAGGCGTCAAGGCTTAAAGAAAGTAGGTCTTGAGCTTTAGCAGCGTCCTTGGTATATCTGACTAGCCCGGCTAACGCTGGACGTAGCTCGTCATCTGCTACGCCTGTGGCTAATTGCGTCTGGTCAACAAAATTGGCAACACTATCGGCAAGCGCTTGGTTAGGCCCGAGCGTTGCGCGTAGCTGTGTCTCGAGAAGTTTGGTGCTCTGCTCATCTGCAATAGCGGCCTTAGCGGCAATGACCAGACCGCCAGCCAATGAAGTAACCGCGCCAAGCGCCGGCAACATTGCTTTCTGTAATAGGAACCCGCTTTTAGCGCCGAAACCTTGCAGGCTGGCAAACTCTTTTTTAGCGCTGTCAAAACCCTTGGTATTAAGGCTTGAGATAATTGGAATGTTGATAGCCATTTAGCGTGCTCTTGTCGTTACTAGGTTGCGGTTAACTATTGACATTACGCGCTCGACTATCTTTTCTACTTCTTTTTCTACAGCTGGCAACACAGAATTAGCTGCTGGCTCTAGCGCGCGCGGCGCTTCTTTAGGGCCTACGTGTTCGCCTTCAGCCAAAAGATTAGTAACAAACTGGCTACCGCCATGTATGCCTACATGGTCCCAGATAGCGCCAGCGGCGTCGCGTTGCTGTAGTACAAGCAGTTGATATTGAGTCGCCTTAAAATCGACTGTACGGCCGTTAGAAAAGGTCACAGTGCGAGCGCGGCTACCACGTTTGCCCACAATAGAACGTATGCCAGAAATTACCCGGTCACGAGACCAGCCGGTACCGTCGCGGCCTTTAATCATGTTGCCGTTAACCATGCGCGACAAAGGCGGCTTAGTAGGAATAAACGAGCGCGCAGCTGTCACAAGTCGAGTGCCCGCGCCAGCCTGAATGTCTTTAGTAATCTGCCGTCGTAAAATGCGGTCAACTTTGTTTATCTCAGCAAGCGCCTCTTGAATGCCGTATACCTGATAACTAGCGGTGGCTGGCATGTTCTTTACGCTGCCTTTCTAGAATATCTATAACGGTGGCTAGGTCTGGTAACTCAAAGTCTACACTTGGGGGCCACCAGCCCGTGTGCAATAGCAGTTCGGCTAACTGTCGCCGGACGGTGCCGGCTCTGTAAAACTTTGTGGCTCACTGTCTACAACTTCTAGTATTTCAATGTCGTTTATGAACTGGTCAAGCGTGCCGGGCACAATAATGCCGGCGCGGGCTGAAGCGTCGTATGCCATGAAGGCTAAATCTTCCATGCCTACGCCTGCGCCTAGGTCACTGGCGCGACGCTTGAAGCGCCGTTCCCATGCGACAATGACCGCGAGGCTCGTCACTACCTCGTAGGCGTCTTGGTTTTGGCGTTGTACTTTGAGCCGTAATTGCATGTCGGGCTACCTTTCGGGTTAGTTGTTAAGCGATTGCGACTGAGTAGACACCACCAGTAAAGGTAATGTCAATGGTATCTAGCGCGCCAAGTTGGCCGTTAATAAGTGGCAGGGTTTCAAGGTATGTACCAGTCAAAGTGTGCACTGGGTTTGTTGCACTTGTAGCAGCAGACGTTGGCTTAATTGTTACGGTAATTTGTGTACCTACAAGTGCTTTAAGCGTTGCGTAAGTTTCTGAAACTGCGTACGAATTATACAGCGTCACAGTCAATGTGTTGTTTTCAAGGCCAGACGTATACACGCGCGAGCCTGAGCCAAACGCTGTGGACTCAAGAGCTTCAATAACACGAGTAAGCACCGCGCTACTGCATTGGTCTGTGAGGTCTACCGCGTTAATGGTGACGAGTGGGTTAGAAAGATAAGTGCTAGTTGCCATGATGTTTAATCCTCGCTTGGTTCTGTATCTGTTTTAGCAGGTTTTGTATCGGTTTTGGTGGACGTTTCAGCAAGGAAACCGCCAGCAATAAGCGCCAGTATGTTTACGCCGTCTTTTTCTGCAGCTGCGGCGTCAAAGAAATCGCCAATTTTGCCTAAACGTTCGCTTGAAATCTTAAACATAGTTAGCCTTTCACGCTGTCTGTGCTTGCATTGTAATGGTTAAATCGTACGCCGGATAGTCTGCGCCGCCTATCATGGCGATAGTTGGCCGTCCGTCCGTAAGCCCAACGTTAGCCGCCAAGACCTTGCTGGCGAGGTTTAGTAGTGACCGTTGCGCGTCGAGGTTGTTAGGCCCGAGCGTGATGACGCGCACCGGAAAGGTCATCTTTACTACGTTGTAGTTAAACGCCTCAAATGTTGGCGCGTCTATAAAGGCGCATGGCGGTACGAGGTTACGCGGGTCGTTAACCACTTGTAGACCAGATACAGCGGTCAGCGTCGCAGTGAGGTCGTCTAGGGCCTCGTTAAACAGGTCTGTGAAGGCGACAGCCATGCGTCAGGCTACTTGCGGTCTGTCTATGCCAAGCAGTTGTTTTATGACGCCTGAAAGCCCTGTAACGGATACTGCGCCGCCGTCTGAAAAGCTAGAAAATTGGTCAATGCTGCCGCGTTGGCGGTACAGCATGCCGCCGTATTGAATCGTGCCGAGGGATACGTCACCACTAGGGCTGGTTGCTAAAGCGTCGTGGTACCCGGCTTCTTGCCTGCGGCGATAACAAAACGCCGAGGCCGCCGAAGCACACTGAGTTAGGAAGGCTGTGTCTGCTGCCGTAGCTGTTCCAATACCTAACCAGTCCTCGATGTTGGCGGCCGTTACCCAAGTGCAAGTTTGGGTATACGTGACAGTGCCAGCAAACGTGACCACAAACTCGACATTGCTGCCGGTGCATGCGTAAAGCAACTGGTTAGGTACCGGGTCGTTTTCGTCAAACAGAAACTCGCCAGTGGTGTTGTCTATTCCGGTGAACTTGTATTGCGGCAAGTCCAATACCTTAAACGTGCCAGCAAACGGCGCGGCTAAACCAGAGACAGTGACGTTCTGGCCTACCGCAATTTCTGTAGGTTCTAGCGTGCTAATGCACGCGTAGTTGCTCAACAGTTGTTTTGTAGCTGTAGTAAATGCAGCCATGGCCGCAGCCGCCTTTCAGATTAGGCGATTACAATGCCTTGGACCATAAATGACTTAGCAACAAATGTTGCAAAGTATCCGTAGTAAGAGAACGTGCGGGTCAATGTCGATGGATTGACCAAAGATAAAACGCCTTGCTGTGCTTCGTAAATCTCAAAGGCTGGTGCGTAAACAACAAGCATGGTGCCAGATGCAAAGTTGTTATCTACAACAAGTTGCAAGCCCATTACGTTCATGTTGTTGTAGCCCATGCCGCCAACTTTGCCGATTGAGTTTTGGCCCATAATGCCATCGGTGACATAACCCAAAACTGGTCGTTTGTTGCTGTCTAATTGTGCACCTAACTTTTCCCATACGTCTGGCGATACGCACAAGTGTGTTGGAAAATAGTTACTGTCCTCTGCAATTTCGCGTGCTGCGTCATACAATGCGCTAATAAGTGACGATGGGTCACCAGCAGTAACAGTCCATGTTGAACCTGACGCAGTTTTACCTGCAACCAAGTTGTCTGCGGCAATGTCGTCAGTCTTAATTAGGTATTCACCTGCAAGGTCATTAAGAATAATGTTCATTGAAGCTGGGTCTGTAAAGTCCATGTCTTGCATTGACAAAGTAACTTGGCCAGCAACAGTTGTTTTAGTAACTGTGTTGGAAGCAATAACCATGGTGGTTGCGCTAACTGCTGAGCCTTCAGTTTGTGTGGCTGCGCTGGTGTGCGTAGTAATGGTTGGCCTGACAAACGTTTTGCTTGGTGTGTTTGGCATTGAGCGTGCACCAAAAGCGCTTACAACTGGTCGCACAAAGTTGAGGTCTTGAAACACTGGCCCAAGTACTGGCACCGGCAAAAGACCTGGCGTGTCAGTAGTAAGAACGTCGCCTGCAGCTGCTTGCAATGCTGTCTGCTGTGAACGTACAGCTTCTCTGTATGCAGCGTTAACGTTTTGGAATGTGTCGCCGCCAGCGTGCATTGCTGCCATATATTCGGCTGCGGTTGGCATTACAAATTGGCGTTTTGCTTGTGCAAAAAGTGGCGCGGTCGGGATTGTTGCCTCGACTGCTGGTGCTACTGGTTCTGACATTTCGGTTACTTCCTCTACTAAAGGTTCCTCTGTGGATAAGTCTATATCATCTTTTTTGGGTTCTTGGTGGATACTTGCGGCGATGTCTGTAATGACTGCGCCAGCAAATGCGGGCACTGGCACCATAGAAAGTTCTAACCAGTCTGCAGCGGTAACAGTTATTGTGCCGTCTTTAGCTGTAGTGAATTTGGTTGGGTTAACGCCAACGCTTACCGAGTCAAGTACGCCGTCCATAGCCAAAATTAAAGCCTCGTCGCCAGCCTGAGTTTTGCTTATTTTGGCTGTAAACAACATGCCTTCTGGTGTGTCTACACGGTCTGTCACAATGCCAATGGCGTTAGTTGAGTCGTGGTTCATGTAAAGGCGAGGGTTTTTGCCGTCTACTGGCAGGCTGCCGGCTTCAAAAATAACTGAGGTACCGTCAGCCACTACCGCTGGGACGCCATAAGGTACAGCAATGCCGCTTATTTCTCGGCGGCCAGTTTCCCCAGCTGCCGCGTCAATGCTTACGGCTTGCGCGTTTAATCTCATCATAAGTTTACTTCCTGTGTGTTTGGCTGTGCCATGTTGTTGTTTTCGCTGTAGTCGCCCATTAAGTACCCGGCTACGTCAAACTCTACATAAGTTCCGTTTGGTAATACGTTGTTTTGTGACAAAGTGGCTGCCAAACAGTCTGCGTATGCGCGTGCCCCAAATGTCCACAAATCTGCGCGACTTTCAGTACTTGATTGGTAAGAATATGAGCCAACTGAGACGCCAACAAGGTATGGGGGGACGTTACATAATCTGGCCATCTCCATGGACTGAAACTCGGCAGAGTCAATAAGTAGCATTTTGTCCGGCGTTGTCGCCGTTTCTGTGTATGACAAATACTCGTTAAGAGCTGCCGTCTGGTTAGTAGCGCGTGCAGCATTAAATGCAGCTGCAAGGTCTGCCAACTCTGAAGCCGATAAAGGCTCGCCACCAGTTTGTTTGAGCACGCCAGCAGGAATAGCGCTTGACGCGTTGCGGTAACGCGCGGCCTCAAGTTTTAGTGCTGTAGCCACACTTTGTTGCGACATAGAAGTAATGCCTTGAATTGGTGACAAGAATTGAATTACGTCATCTGGGTTTAGTTCGCCGCCGCTAAAAATTATTTGCTTAGACGGTGCAAAATAGACAGGGCCCGACTGGTCCAAAGTCTGAACCATTGAGGCAGGCAAACGCGTAAACGAGGCTGGGTAGCCGTCAGCAGTCCTAGAAGTCACATAAAGAAATCCGCGACCGTAGAAAAAAAGGTCATCAAAAAGCCAACTAAGCAAAAAGTTATTTGGCACCGACGGGTCAATTTTGCGCAGCCAAGTGCGTGGCGCTAACGGCACTTTTTCCATCTCGCTGCCGTTCCACATTTCGGTATACATGCGCAATGGCATACAGCCGATAACCGAGGCAATAAGGTCTCGAGCGCGGCTAATAGTCGGGACGCTCATAGCTGCGTTGCGGGCTTCGCCTTCGGTGTAGTTGTAATAAACGCCCACCATGGCCGCGCCGCCATTACTGCTAGACGGGCTATAAAGGTTGTTGTATCCGGTGCCAGCCGCAGCGGCTTTGCCTACTGGCGCGCTAATTGCTGCTTTAGTAACTTTGCCAAATAGTGCCATGTGGATATTGTGCCATTCTTTTGTGCGCGAGTTGTGGATAACCTCGCAAATCCCGACGAAATGCGAGGCTGTCCAATTTTGAGTGTACTACCCAGAGATTACAAGTAAAGGCTTGCCTGCTGAACTAGGCCGTGACTCTAAAGCAGCGGCCCAGACCATGCATCGCGCTAACTCAATAGGGCCCGGGCTACGAGTACTGCTCAGCGCCACACTGCCTTGGTGTTTAATCATTACGGCGCGCTCGACATGCTCGGCAAGTAGTTTTTCGCCAGTCTGCCCTATGCGGTTTTCTATAATGAGTGACCGGACGGCCAGCGTCCATTTAAGCAACTCGCGATAGCCAACAATAGTGCGCCGGCGCTCATGTTTTGGCGGGCAGTGTGTTTCTAGTACTGGGGTTATGGCAATGCGTAGCTGGGGCGCGCGTTCTACCTCACGGTCAACGCATGCCCACATTTCGGCCATGTTGTCTACGTCAAATGCTGTAGTTATTACGGTTTTGTTGTCTACCCGTACGGCGCGCACGCCTACGTACCGGGCTTCATCTATTGACTGCTCGATAGCAAGGACGCCGCCGGCTGGGACTTCGCCAGTAAATAGGCAGGCTTCCCAGAGCCCGTTTTCTAACCAGCCCGAGTGTGAGCTAGTCCATAGGTTTACTGAACCGCGCAAAAAGGCGTTCCGGTTTGGGGCCTTGGCTTCAGCTTCAATAACTGACATGTCAAGCGTGTACCCAAGCGCAGGGTTGGCGTAAACCCAAGCCTCTGGCGTCATAGGGTCAATGTTGCTGGGGCTGTACTCGGCAAAATACAACGGGCCGTGCTCTTTGTTGTCTATTGCTCTCATGCCCTGCTCGCGCCAACGCAACATGGCTTTTGACTCTGGCGTACCAGCTGTAGACCACATAGACATAAGCGGGTTACGTCGAGCGCGCTGAGACGGCAAAAGTCCCTCGTCAATGGCGGCCTCGCTCACACTCCATACCTCGTCAACACAAATGAGGTCTGCGCTGTAACCGTGGCCGGCTTGAGGGGTTGCAGCACGCACCAGCCAAGTGCTGCCGTCTGGCATTTCAAGGTTCATGCGTCCGTACGACCACGAAATTTTGGCATTGAACTTGGCACCAAGAATAGGCGCCAGATACTTAAACAGTGCTGTGGATAAGTCAAGCTGGTGACTGCAAGTTATAACGGTCTGAGGTTTACCGCGGTTCCCGCCCTGGGTACATAACCACCAGCCAATAAGTGCGGCCATGGCTGTGGTCTTGCCGTTTTGTCGCGCAACAGATACCAGAGAAACACGGTTAACAAAGTTGCCGGCTGGGTCTAATTCTGTTTGGCCGTGTAGTACTCGAAGCTGCCAAGGCTGTAAAGCCACGCCAAGAACCTTCTGAGAAAAATCCCCAATGTCTGCAGCGAACGATAGCCCGTCACTGTTAGTGGTCGTTTCTAGTCGAGGCTGAGCGTGGCCAGTTACCGCCAGTTCGCCCGTTTCCTTGTAAAATATAGGATTTAGGACT